TACCTGTGGCAAAATGCCCGCAGGTTGCAGAATCCCCAGCCCTTACTGTAGGTATATTGTTTGTAAATACAGATTGACTGCCTTCGGCCATAGTTGGCCCGCGATGGGCACCACGGCCGTGTCCAGCAACAGCATCTCCTAATCTCACTGTAGGGTCATTATTGGTAAAGACATCGCCGGAGCCTTGTATCAGTGCTCCGCCGGCAATGTCTGTTCCTGCATCTCTTGATACCCCAGCAGTCATATTAGAATTCTTTAGGCAATGTGCCTACCTGGGCTTTTAACGATGCAAAGTCTGTTATTCCCTGTGCTAGTAATGATTTATAAATTGAATACACACTGATCCATTCGTATGGACTGATAACATGGATTCCGGGGCCTTCACCTAGTTCTTTCAGTTTTTTCTGATGAGTTTCAATTTCTCCCAACTTGGTAGCCAATGTAGTTGTTTGCGTAGCGATAGTGGCTAGGGAAGTTTTAATGTCTGTTGAATTTGAAGCAATAGTACCTAATGCGGTAGCAATACTAGCATAATAACTAGAATAATCAATTGGGGTATCGTGGGCGGCCATAATAGTTCCTTAAACTAGTATTTAAACCAGCGCAATGCCGGTAGTTGATTCGAGGAACTGTTTGGCAAATGCTTCATCAGTTGCTTCTGCTACTGTGACTGTAGACTTAGACAATTTAATATCTGCATTTGGACTAACTGTAAACAGGTAGGGCATCAGTCCCGGACCTTTTTGTCCCATACCAATAACCATTGGTTTTGATAACTTGTAATACTCGTTTGTTTCTTCTGCTAGTTTGGCCACAATTTCTTCACCGCTTGTGAGTTTAAGAGTGATAACTTCGCCTACACCCACGCCTTTATTAATTAACATTTTTAGTTTCCTTTTTAGTATCCGGTACCGTTGAATCCGGTTTCGTCAATATATTTTCTTAATTCTGTAAAGCCACCAATAGATGCTCCATTGATAATAATCTGCGGAACTGTTCGAGCATTTGGTACTGCTTCTAACAATTCTTCTTTGGTATATCCGTCACCTATTTTACGTTCTTCAAATTTAACACCTTGTTGTGTTAGTAGTGCCTTGGCTTGGTCGCAATAGGGGCAATGATATTTGCTCCATACAATAACTGGGTTCATTTTGTTTCCTTTAATTTGAATACACTATTGATCCTTTCGAGTCAGTGACTCTGACTAGAATTGACCCTTTATTTTTTTTAAAAAGAGCTGCTTGGATAGCGGCAGCTTCAGTACCATATGTTCCTAGAGTAGACCAGGATTCGTATGGACTTTTATTTTTAAATTGCACTTTAAACATTATAGCTCCGGAAGGTCCGCATAGTCAATGCCTTCGCCCATAACTCCAATGACATAATTAGTTGATTCGTTTTCTTGTAGTGCAGTTTGTTTCTTGCTGGTATCAGTGTGCTTGTTGAACCAAGGGATTGGCGTTGACCTAGGAGCACTTGCTTGATACTTGATACCAATTTGTTTTAGTGCGTCTAGTGCGGTGTAGTCTACAAAGTCACGCAGAATGTTTGCATTGAGTCCAATAACTGGACCTAGTTTAAACAAATAGGCGGCCCACTCTTTTTCTTCACGAATAACATCCATATAAAGTTGATAGACTTCTGCCTGACAGTTGTCTCGAGCTTCAACAAATCTTGGATCTTCTTTAACCACTTGATTGATCAAATAGGCAGTCCATCCTTTGTGTAACAATTCGTCTTGCAAGATTAGGCTGATGATATTGCCATTGCCAATAAAGATTTTGTTCTCTACCATTGCAAGACTAGTAGCAAAACTGACCATAAAGCGGAAGGCTTCTAGTGCGTAGCTGGCATTAAGGGCTAACCAAATTGCTCTTACATGATCTTTTTCTTGAACTGAATCAGGATTGATTTCTTTCTGGCAGTTTATTTGATGTAATAGATCGTAATACTTGCCTACACTGCTAGCCATGCCTACAATCTCAGCAGTGTCGTGTATGGTATTAAAAACTTCTTTAGGTACGTTGTAGATATTTCGAATGATGTGACTGTAGCTTTTACTATGAATATTTGTTTCATAGAAAGTCCAGTTATAAACTAATGCTTCTAGTTCTGGTAGACTAATCACTGGTGTGAAAATTTGACTCGGGCCACGACCCTGTAGGCTGTCTAGGGCTGTTTGGCGCAATAGGTTACTGGTAAAGATATGTTTAACAGCATCACTATTGCTTCAAAGTCTGCAATCTTTTTATACTTGACTTCTTCAAAGCGTTGAATAGTAACCGGACCTGCTGGATCCAGAAACATCTTACGATTAAGATAGTCTGTCTTTGTTGTTAAGTTGTATTGTTGTTTACTCATAGTTTACATCCTTCGCAATCTTCTTCGATGCTTGTTTCAACTTCACGTTCATTGTGAAATCCGTTGTAGTGTACTTCTGGTGTTGGCTCTGCTGAGGCCTTGCTGCCTGCTTTGTTAATTAGACTGTAGTAGAATGTCTTCAAACCCCACAGGTGAGCCTGCATTAAATTCTTGGCAATTAGCGTTGTAGGCACTCTGCGATCAGCCCAGTGTGCTGGATTGTAGAACGTGTTAGTTGAAATACTTTGATCAACATAGACTGCTAACACGGCCGCAGTTTTTAAATAGCCGTCACAGTCTTTTTGTTCCCACATCAATTGATACTTGTTCTTCAATCTGTTGTACTCTGGCACTACCTGCGTAAAGCTCCCTGCCTTACTTTCTTTAGTGCTAATCAAGCTCATAGGCATTTCAATACCGTTGGTTGAATTAATTACAACACTGGAACTTTCTACAGGAGCAATGGCCATTAGTGTAGCATTGCGAACACCATACTGTTTCATATTACCACGTAATGTTTCCCAGTCAAGTTCTGGAGCAAAATCTGCTAGTTCATTTACACCCTTGGCTCGGAGTTCCCATGGGAAGGTGCCTTGACCGTAGCGTGTTTTGTCTGAATGCGCACAAGCACCGCGTTCTTTGGCCAACTCTACTGTGGCTTCTGTCAAGTAGTAGGCCTGGTGTTCCATCCAACTCTTAACTTCCTGTAAGGCATCCTTGTCGCCGTACTTGAGACTGCGTTTGGCATGCCAGTAGGCCAAGTTAGTAACACCAATGCCTAGTGGTTGTATCTCATCGTTACTAAGTTTACTCTGTATTGACAAGAAATCTTGATAGTCAAGAATGTTACACAGGCTACGCTGTAGAATTCTACAGGCTCTACGCATATCCTCTGGATTACGGAACGATCCCCAGTTGATAGATCCCAGTGTACATAACGCTATGCGGCCATCAGCGTCATCTAATCTTTTAAATGAACGTGTGGGTAATAGGATCTCACAGCACAAGTTACTTTGATAAATCGTATGATACTCAGGATCAAAAGGTCCTTGGTTCATTACATTATCAATGAACACGAGATATATTCGACCCGTGTCTGTGCGTTCTTTTAGTATACCACTCTTGAACACTTCTTCGGCACTCATGGTTTTTTTTCTTAAACCCTGTTGCTTTTCATATTTTACGTAGAGCTCTTCGAAACGTTCTGTATTTTTATAGAAGGCTTCATATAAGTCTGGTACTTCGTTGGGATCAAAGAATGTTATTTGTTCTTTGTTTTTAAATCGTCTCCAGAAGAAAGCACTAAGCACAACCCCATAATCCATATGACGGACTCGGGTTTCTTCGGTTCCTTGGTTGTTCTTAAGTACAATAAGATCATCAAACTGATGATGCCAAATAGGATAAAATACAGTAGCACTTGCATTGCGAATACCTCCTTGTGAACACGAACGCAGATCACCAAACCATTTTTTCAAGAATGGGATCATGCCTGTGTGCATGATCTCCCCGCCTCTGATGGGACTACCAAGAGAGCGTAGACGTCCTATCTCCAAGCCAATGCCAGCACGTTTGCTGGCATACTTGGCCATCATTTCGCCACTAGCAAAAATGGAGTCAAGATCATCATCACTGCGAATGAGTACACAACTACTGAACTGCTTAGTGGGAGTGCCAAGGCCAGCAAGAACAGGAGTAGCGAGAGTAAATAAACCGTCTGAAGCTGCATTGTAATATTCCTTGATTAATTTCATTCTAGCCGTGTTGGGCTCTTCTTTGTGAAACACTGTGGCCGCAGCTATCATGTATCGAATCTGAGGTGTTTCA